CTCTTGCAGATACAAGTAGCGATCTGTCCATTACCCATAGGCTTGATTAGTATTGCAATCTCATCATCGTCTAGTGTGTATGGCATCAAGTCTTCCTTTTTGTTTTAAGTGGTATCTTAGTCTGTGTAACATACTTTCCCGGCTCTGTCAACCACCCTTGAGGTATTAGTCTGTGTGAGTACAAGAAGTCATTTTTTTCACACCAATCACAGTATCTACTCTTAGCACCCTTGTAGAGTTTAGCTTTAGCGTTACTGAATACAAAGCGTATGTCTAACTCAGGGTGCTGCCTTCTTACTTCCACATGCTTGCGCCTGTCTTCACTGTCAAAGATACCCTTGGTCTCAATAAAGATACCGTTGTCCAACTGAAAGTCAGGCGTGTAAGTACGATAACGTAAGTCCTCCCACTCTATTTTAAGTAGCTCATACCTTACCTTTTTTTGGCACTCAGACAAAACAAGAGCAGTCTGTTTTTCAAGACCGCTCCTGTACTTGGCTTTAAGGTGTAGCCTCTTAGGTTTAGGCATCTTCTTCTGGGATAGTCTCGTCTTCTAGTGCCTGTTTAAGCTTGTCTACTAAAAGCACCCCCATGTTAGACACACTAGCTAATTGAAACTCTAGCTGTCGCTTCATTGTTGCGCTATATTGTATCTCTGCTAACAAAGCAATCTGTGTTTCGTTAAAGTCTTCTGAGTCGTATTCAATATCGTTTAGTGTCACTTTAGCCATTTGCATTTTCCTCTTTCAGTTTAGTGTAATGTACCATAGGTGCTGTTAGTTTGCCTTGATAGACTCTTGATGGCAACTCTTGATAGTCAGGCCGACAAGCTTTCTTGAATGAGCAGAAGCTACACTCTTTGCATAGCGTTCTGTTACCTGATTCTTTCTTGCGATAGGTCTCAGGTATATCTGTGTACTGACGCTCAAGTGGCTCATCGTTCTCTAGGTAGTCATACGTTTCACGCATCTTATCTAATACTTCTTCAACGTCTACGTGCTTGGCTGAAACGTACTTGTGATGACCATTAGCTTTGTTTACTACCCACCAGCCACCAACCTTCTTACCTGCTGCTGTAGCGTAGCCTACAAGCTGTGCTACGTAGCCAAAAGGATCACTAGCCTGTAGTGTCTCAAGGTCAACAAACTTCTTAGTGTAGGAGTAATCAGATGCACTCTTAACATCGTCTACCCTGCCAGCCATCACTAAGTCATACTCACCCTTGATTGGGCGTCTACCTCCCCCTAAGTCTAACGACACGTACTCATTGTCTTGGAACTCTACACCAGCAGTGCGTAGGATACCTTTAAATACTGCCTCAACTATATCGCCTAGCATCATGTTCATCATGAACTGCTCTGGCATTGGTTCTTTTTCTTCTGGCATGTTCTTTTCAAACCAGAGTTGACACTTAGCTCGTCCTATGTTGGACATTCTAAGCCTGAACGCATCCCTTGGCCCACCGTTGAATTGCTTGTTTAGTCCTGCCGATACGTCAGAAGCAACGTTATCAATTATTGCTTCTGACATTTCTGCTTGACCTAAAGTAGCATCACGCATGAGTATCTTAATGGGTAGTTCAGCAGCGTGTGCAAAATCCATCCTAAAAAGGAATTTCTTCTACTTGCACGATAGCGTCAAGTGTAGAGGGGTCTATAGCCACATCAGGCTTACGTAAAGACTTCCACTTGCTAAGTACATACTCGTTACCGTAGTCAATGTAGTCAACGAAAGCCTGTACTGTAGCGTGATCCTCTGGCACCATCTTAGTCTTAGTACCCAAGTTAGCAACCATAGTAGCGTACTTGTTACCTGTAGGCAGAGTCTCCTTATGGGCATGAAGTGTTATCGTATGCTCAATAGGTAACAGCTTCTTAGATACAATATCTTTAAGTGCTGCATCCAAGGAACGCTTACTGTCAGCATTCTTTACGTCCATCGTAAAGTCAATCTCTGAGTCATAGCCTTTTACAGCTACACCATTCTCATCAGTAACTTTACCTAGCTTAACCTTGCCAAACAAAACCTTAGTGTTCTTAACACTACGGATAATAGCTTTAGTGTCTTCATCAACGGCATCCCAATCCTTGATGTATGCACTAGGCCGACCAAGGTTGAACGTACCTTTGGTGTCTTTAAGATCGCCCTTAAGTACAGTAGCCATGACAGTCTTGTTCATAGCGTTGTTGTCGCTATCCCATTGGGTCCATTGCTGACGCTGTGCAAATAAACGGATGGTAGCACTACGGCTATACACAGTCACACCCTCTGAGTCAGTAAGCTTGTAAGCACCCAAGGGTACGACTACCTTCTCTTCTAGTTCACCGTCTTCATCTACTTGCTCCTTCATGATGGGAGCTTGTACCTGTGCTAGTCGTGCAAGGTTAGGCCCACTGGAAGAACCCATAGACATATCAGCATCTGCACTGAAACCCATAGCTGCAGCAAGGTCTGCACTTGCCATTGTCGTAGATAACTCATTGCTCATTATATATCCTTTCTGAGCTTTATTTGAACCGCAGTTATATCATATCACATCTTTAGTGTCAAGCCAATTCGGTCCAATTTTGGCTTCTAAAAGTAGTGGTACGTTCATCTTTATGCCGTAGTAATTATCAATGATACTATTAAGACAGTCGTTAACATCGTTAATGACACTGATTACCTCCTTTTGTTCATCAGGGTGTATGTCAATGACCGCTGAGTCATGAACACTATTAACTATGCAAGAGCGCATGTTCTTTAGTCTCTTGTCAATCTCAAGTAACACAACAGGTACAACATCACCAGTAGCAAACCCTTGGACAGGGTAGTTCTTGATCCTAGTGAAGTTAGTAGGCGTATTGTTTTCCCTTCTAGTAGTACCGGGAAATGCATACTGCCTACCTGACACATTGGTTATCTTTTGGAAACGTATAGCCTCATCACCTAGCTTCTTGTGCCACTTGGCTATGCCTTTGTACTTGTCAATGAAGTGCGTGTAGTACGCAGCTTCTGCCTTAGTCCTGCCAAAGCCTGTCGCGCCAAAGAGAGGGGCGAAGGTGTGTTCCTTGGCAGCTTGCCTTGCAGTAGGTTGACCTGCATCAGAGATAATCTGTGCAGTGTATGCGTGTACGTCAAACCCTGTGTTGATCTCTTCCATAGCTGTCTCATCCTGTGACAGGAATGCAGCAGCCCTAAACTCTAGCTGTGCAAAGTCAGCTTCCATGATCTTACCGCCCTCCCAACGTGATACAAAGACACGCTTAACAGGGAACGTACCACCTCTAGGCATGTTCTGCATGTTAGGCTCACGCCCACTAAACCTGCCAGTAGATGTAATGTGCTGCGTTAGTGACACGTGCAGTACATCGTTCTGTTTAGTGAAGGTGTCTATACCCTCAACAAAGCTAGACAGGTAGCTAGACACAGCGTTCAACCGCTTCAAGTCCTCAAGGAACTTAACAGCTACATCCATGTTGTTGTCCATAGCTGTAGCTCTGAGTACGTCTAGTATATCCTTGCCTGTAGAAAAACCACTAGCACTAACCCAAGATGCGCTAGGTGGGAAGAAACCAAAGCCAGCCATTCTTGATTGCTTCTTGAGTTGATAGCCTCTGGCATCACAGTCCTTACATTTGTTGGGTTTTGCATACTTACTACCATCTTTCTTTACTTTGTACGTTTCTGCACTGCCTTCACAAGTCGGGCAAGTGAACGCCTCAGTACGATACAGAAGGTCACTGTTAGCATTGACTATCTCCTTTAGGTCAGATAGCTTCCTACAGTTATCAAACAAGTTAGGCCAATCATCCTTGGAGTGAGGCTTACGGCTAAAGATAACCTGAGACATTTGCTCTGGGCTATTTAAGTTAACTGGGGTGTCACCCATGACCTCACGCACTTGCATCTGTAGACGGGACTGAATGGCTCCACGCTCATCCTCAAACTCCTTACGCACTGCATCCAAAGCCTTGCGGTCTACCTTCATACCGTCAGCCTTCATGCGTGTAAGAAGCTTGCATACCTCAAACGTAATGTCTCTCACGTTACCAAGGCTCTGAGACTCAGGTAACATAAAGTCTGCACTCTGTGCATGAAACAGTGAAGCTGTGGTATTGCAGTCAGCCTCAAGGTAAAAGGTCAACTCTGCTAATGGTATCTCATCAGTGTTGTAACCTTCCTTAAAGTAACGCTTTAGAGTGTCATCCTTTTGAAAGTCAAGGTTTCTACGGATAGCTGTGTTACCTAGAGACAAAGATATCTTTTTGACTACTCCTTTATCTGATATCTCTATGTTGTTTCCTCTGAGTAAAATACTCTCGGCAAGCATAGTATCCCATATAGCCCCGTCATACTTAAAGCCACACTCCCAAAGCCAAGCCAAGTCATGCTGTGCGTTGTGCATGATCAGCAGGGTAGTGTTATCCAATATCTTTTGAATACGTCGAGACTCAACGCCTGTCTGATCAACGTACTCTTTGTGTTGCAGATCAAACGTCAGAGCCTCAGTACCATCGTCAACGTCACGTACCCCTACGTTAACTAGGAAGTTACCCTCCTCCCAAGGGTCTAGCAGAAGCTTACCGTTGCGCTTCTTTGTTGTGTTCTCAACGTCCAATACTATACGCATTGTGTTCCTTTCTTTAGGCTAGGTACTGTGACCTGCCCCCGTCTAACTCACAATGAACAACCCCATGCCATCCACCCTTTAGTTTGTTCTTAGCTACATTGATATGACGCTGCTTGTCTTCATCATCACCCTCAGTAACTTGGTTCTTAGCAATCAGAAGCATCAAGTCTGCCTCTGCTGCCTTGCCTGTCTTACTACCTTCCAGCATAGACTGATCAAGGTAGACTTTATCTTGTGCATCAGCAGACAACTGACTCATCCATATAATAGCACAGTTATACTTCTTAGCTATGTTACGAGCATGGATAGCAGCAGCCTTGAGATATACGTCTGACTTGTCACTACTCTTTACAGCAAACTTATCACCCATGTCAAGTACAACTATGTCGGGCTTGCTGTGCTTAATGATGTTCTCTACCCAACCTAAGTCTTTACCTGTACTGTCAAACATGCTGATCTTTTCACGCACCTTCTTGTACCTAGCTGCAGCTAACGCATAGTTAGACTTGATCTCATCTGTATCCATACTAGCAGCAGCGCACAGGTAGCGTTCAGCTACACGTACATATTCTTCCTCGTTACATAGTACCATACACTTAGCACCCTGCTCTGCAAAACCTTTAGGTGAAGCAATAGTAGACGCATGGAAGCTTGTCTTACCTGTGTTGGGCCTAGCACCCACAATGATGAAGTGACCACTACTTATGCCTTCTATGCGCCCAGCGAGGCTAGGTATATTCCATTTCCACTGAGACTGCTGTAGTCCTGCCTCAAGGATCGTATCTATATCAATGTCAGCCCACTCAACATTCATGTTAGGCATGAAGTTATCCTCATGAGCCTCAAGTACCTGACGTAGTGGCTCAAGAGAGGTAAGCTTACCGTTAACGTAGTCGAACCCCAAGTTAGCTACCTGCTCCCCTACGTGCTGCCTAAACATCCTAGACAGTACATCAGAGGCTACATCCCTAGACATAGGAACCTCTTTGCGTAGCTTTGAGAACAGACCCTCATACAAAACCTTGTTAGCTGTAGTCATGGTGCTGTACTCAGAGAAGAACAAAGCTTCTAACTCAGAGGTAGATATAGTACGGTCATACTTTTCCATAGCGTTGTCCAAGACACGCTTGATCTTGCGTACATCTTTAGTGAACAACTTGTCAGGGCATTTGATACCCTTGTGATCTTCATAGAACTCCTGATCGTGTAGGGTTCTAATTAGAGATAGCTCCATCATCCGTATAATCCTCTTAATGCTTTCCAAGACAAAGGGAATAGCTTATGCATACTGTCACATATCTGATTAGCTACTAGTCTAGTCTCTAACTGTGTGTCTCCCTTGCACCTAAGATTACACATATCTGCAA